CGGAAGCGCGCATACAGGTCATCGATGGCAACTATGAAGAGCGTCTTGCTCAACTACATCATGATGCCACGTACTACATTATTGGATATGAGGCTGCGCGCATCCATGAGGCGTTTCTTATTGGTCACTGGAGTGCAGTCATCATTGACGAGGCTCACCGAGTTAAGAACCGTAAGGCGAAGTCTACTGTAGCTATTCGTAGCATTGTGGGGTCTACTCAATTCGTCTTTGAGATGACCGGCACGCCTATCATCAATAGAGCCTCCGAGCTGTTCTCACTACTGCAGATACTCTTTCCGAAGCGATTCACCAGCTACTGGGCCTTCGTACATAAGTACTGCGAGGTCTTCAACAACGGTTGGGGTTGGCAAGTCAAGGACATTATGGACCCCAATGACTATCGAGTGAAGGAGCTTCAGGGCATCCTCAAGAGTGTCATGCTACGAAGAACGAAGGCAGAGGTCTTGCCCGAACTTCCACCCAAGACAGTACAACAGATCTCCATCATACTGACTGACGAGCACCGCAAGCTGTATGACAAGATGCGCCACGATATGATAGTCGAACTGCAAGCCAAAACCATCGCAGTGCCCACTGTGATTGCCTTGGTCACTCGCTTACGGCAGATGGCAATTGATCCGACGTTAATGCTCGAAGGAGATAGCACTCCACTTGAGGGAGCCAAGGTAGATGCCTTACACGACATTCTCGACGGTGCAGGAGATCAAAAGGTAGTTGTCTTCTCTCAGTTTGCCAAGGTCATTCATAGACTGCAGCACAATTTGAATGCCTGGGGCATCTCCTTCACAGGCTTCACAGGAGAGACACCTGCTTTGCAGCGGGAGATCGCCTTGGGGGATTTTAGGCAAGACCCTAAGGTGCGAGTATTTTTAGTGACGATTGGAGCGGGGGGGCAGAGCATCTCACTAGCTAGCGCTTCGATTGCGGTGTTCATGGATAAGGCTTGGGCTCCTGCATATAATAACCAGGCCCAAGATAGGTTACACCGCATGCCTCAGGAGCATTCCGTCACGATTTACGAGCTAATAGCCCGTAAAACTGTCGAAGAATCGATAGAAAGCAAGCTCGCACACAAGGATAACCTGACAGACCTCATGATCGAGCAGCTCAAGCACCTGGTGATTGACGAACCCTAGAAACAACCAGCTCAAATTAGAGCTGCGGCAATCTGAAGGTGCATATATATTCAACTAGGGGGTTGCGGAAAGTTCAAAAAAGCGCGGGTCGTTCATATGGATAACAACAAAATAGGGCTGCTACTAAGAAGGGAGAAGGGACTTCTTGGTAGCAGCCCTATTTCTATGTTCTACTTCTTCTTGGTAGCTGTCTTGGGCGCTTTCTTGGGCGCTTTTGCCTTGATCATTGCTGCGAACTTAGCTCTGGATGCTGCTTGTGCTGCTGACGGCTTCCCTGCCATGCATCACCCCCTCTTGCCCTATGTGATCGACATGTGGTGTATTTACCGGGCTAAAAACGACGCGGTCAGCCCACTCCGCTTTCTTGCCCTTATTCCAACCGCTTGTGGGCCTAAGATATCCAACTACGCGGCTGTACACTTCGCACCTCGTCCTCTTTGCAGCTAGAATTATTGTTCCATCTTCTAGCTGCAGATCGCCGTTGTCAAGTTCCTTCATATTCCGACTACACCTGATCCCCGCCCTGTGAAGGTGGTGTCGATGTGGTGGTCTCAGTTTTGGTTTCTGTTCCAGGAACAACAGGAGTAGTAGTTTGTGTTACTGTGGCATTCCTCAATGCTTTGTATGTCGCGAGGCCTGACATTAAATCACTAATGTAGTTGCTACCCCGGCTGATGGCAATACCAGTGATGACGTAATCAAAGTAGGGAGCAATGCGTATTACACTTGTAATGCCAAGTAGAGCAATGATACCGACTTGCCATGTAACGCAGACAGCAATTCCTATTGCCATTGCCAGCGCCTTCTTGAACCATTTGTTGCAGTTGACGTCTCCAAGGATGATGTCAACCATAGCCTCGACGAGAATAGCGAACACGATTAGAACTGCAACGGTCATAAGTACCTCCCATACCTTTCAATACTCGACTACGTGATGGCTCCTTTGAAGGGAGCCATCATGTCAGGTTTCTAGCCTTCTACTTCGGGTCGTTAGGAAGTGCGGCGCCGTGCTCCCGATTCCACTTGATGCGCTCGTCCGCGTACTCTCTGCTCCCAGCGGGGAACTGAGAGGTGAAGACATCAGTCGACTTGACATCAGGCGACTTGACATCGGCTGCCTTGCCGGGATGTGCAATCTTCCACTTGGCAAGTTCGTCCGCGTACTCTCCGCTGTTGACGGGGAACTTGGAGACGAAGACATCAGTCGACTTGGCAGCGTGCTCCCGATTCCACAGGGCGAGTGCGTCGTCGTACTCCTTGCTGCCGGCAGGGAATTGGGAATCAAAGGTGCTGGGCGCCTTGATGGAATGCTCTGCATTCCACTTGGCGAGCTCATTCGCGTACTCCGGGGTTCCTGCGGGAGACGTAGGAACGAATGCGTCAGTCGGATACTGAGGAATTGGATCACGATGTAAATCTTCCATTTTAACTCCTTGGCTCAATGAGCCTGTCACTTCTGTACTGCCTGCCCGAGGTATGGCAGCTATACCTTTCCAAATATTCGTAGCAGACGGTAGAGCGTCCAGAAAATCGCACCCCAAGATGGAATACCATTGATGTCCATTCCGGGGTCGATAATCTTAAGGTCAATGAGTTTTTGTTCTGCCTCATTTCTTGCTGGCGCAGCCACAATTACCTCCTGAGTTATCTTACCATTCTTCCCGTAGAGCATACTCCATCCACGATATGGGAATGCTCCATTGCGTGTGTATCCATTGACCGATTGAAACCCAATACCGTCGCCAAGCGATTCACGAATAAATGAGGAGGCCATGAACACATCTGTTCCCCCACCTTTCGTATCCAGTCCAACATGACCGTCAGCCCCCCACCTCCAATAATGGAACGCCCCGATAGGCGCCACTGTGGAATCAGGATTCAATTTTCCTGCCCAATCGCCGGCCATCTGTGCCGATGCAGGAATGGGAATTGGTCCTGCACCGTACGCAATACACAGGCGGGCCATGAGGGCTGCACACCATAAGTGCCACGTTCCGCCATTGTGTTTTGGATGCAACTTCGCAAACTCTCTTGCCTTATCGTCGAGTGTCATAGTCCTCCTATTTTTGTAACAACTGCCCGAGATATGGCAGCAACCGCGTCAGAACATACACAACAACACCGCCGACAATCCAGTCTACATACTTCCGAGTTTGCTTGGCAGACTCAACTAGTGGACCGAGGATGGCCTGAACCTCACCCAATACCTTCGCCATCTCCTTATGGTCTGCATCATTTTCCTTGAGTCTGTCCTGCACTCCTATTTGCGGTGTATCCATCCGATAGGTTATCTGATCAAGAACCTTGACCACTTGGTTGAGGATGGCGGTCATTCCGTTTAATTCTTTTTCCCTCTTTTCCTCAGAAGCCCGCATGTCCTCCCTGAACGTCTTTATGGCATTAGCGTTTGCCTCTACCAGTTCTGCGTTGTGTTGAAACTTTTCGTCATCGTTGCCCATGTTGCCCTCCTACGCCCAAAAGAATGGAAGAAAGTTCGGTGATACTCCCGCGGGGGTTATCCCCGCTCCACCAAGGCTCAACGTGTTTCCCACTGAGCCAAAAGACGCAGAATCTCCGGGATCAATATATTCACCGGCAACATAGAGAAGAGTTCCACCCGAAGTTGTATCACTAGCTATGGCGCCTGTCGTAGTGTAATATCCAATAAAGTCTCCAGCCACAACGGCAAGAGAAAGACCAGTGAATGTCTGTGCTTGAGCAGAGGACGTTACGGACGCGCTATCTCTGCATTTGTAAGTAGTTCCGCTGACAAGATAAAATGTTCCCAACCTCAATCCCGTTAATGCGTTGTAACACCATATCGAAACGGAGGAAATAACCCCCGAAGCATTTGCGGGGTTATCCTTACAAATTATGGTATAGGCACTGACTCCGCCCTCAGTTTTGTGCGTTGCACCATTCCCAATAGCTATTGCGCTCATGCTTCCTGCCCTGCGGACAAGAGAACCCACTGCGCCAGGTCAACGCGCCAGATGAACAGCATCGTCAGGTTCTTGGAAGCGACCGTAGTTGATGGGAGCGCAACGCCCGCCTTGGCAACGTACTTATTGCCATAGGTGATTGCCCGTATCGTGGCGTCGCTCAAAATCTCGAACAGCATCATGTCGCCACCCACAGGCGTACTCGTAGAATGATTGTTGATAACAAGGGCATGTGCTTGAGCCGTTCTGACAAAGATGTCATAGGTCGAAATCTCAGGCGTGATGGTGTCTGTTGTCGCCTGAGTATCGACCCGCCTTGTGAACCTGTGGTTTGTGAGCGTAACGGCGGCTGCAGACTTGGTAGCGTCGGAAGTGTTGTCTACATTGCCAAGTGAAAGTGTTGCCCGTTGCGCTGCAGCATCTGCATCATCAACCAGAGCGGCACCAGCAGCGGTTATACTCAAGAGCGTTCGTATCTGTGCAATAGAAAGGGCTGCGATGGCACCGCCAGTAATTCTGCCAATGAGGGTCTGCTCTGTGATGGTCAATGCAGCGGGCGTATTGTCGGTTGTTGCTGTGAGAATGGTATAGGCATCAAATAGGACTTTCGCTACATAGTCCGTAGCGGTTGCAACAGACATAGTACCAAGAGTGACGCTATGCAGTTGATTCAGTTCAGCAGCAGTTGAGGTAATATCTGTTCCACCAAGATTGAGAAGATGTGCAATGACTTTCGCCCATGCCTTTGCAGCAGTACCAATCTGACCTTCGTTATCTGCTCTCGGAACGATGTTCTTAGTTGCCATACTGTCTCCTTATACCGGCATGAGGTCGCCATTCACATCTGCTTCAAGAGCATTAGTCAAAAGAAATGTTGTACTCGGTTCAAGGTCGCCATTTTCATCAACATCGAACCAACCAGCAGTAATCAATGCAGCTCCGCCGTCCTGTACCACCTTACCCGTCGCGTCAGCAAAAGTGAGAACATGACCAGAGACCGAAGAAGGAGGACCGATAACATCACCTGTGCCTGCACCTGTACTTGGACCAACAAGAACATTGCCAGTCCCTGTTCCAACGTAAAGCTTGTTCGTGTCAGTCGTCCAGCCCAACTGCCCAGCTTCAAGGGTAGGGAGACCAGAAGCTGGACCGCGATAGGCTTTATAGATAGTCTGTTCAGCCATACGTCATCCCCCTACTTCTTCAACGTCTTCTTTGCTGCCTTCAACGTATCAATCTCCTTCTGCATGTCGTCACAGGTGTATTGGAGCGTTGTTCCGTCTGCGAGAGCCTTCGTCAACTGGTCTCGGGTCTGAGTCAGGTCTCGTATGAGTTCAACTTTTTCACGCCTTAGCAAGTCAGTTTCCGTACTCTTGTTTGCAAGCGCAGTCACACTGTTTGTTGATTCCTTTCGGGCCTCTGTCAGAGCTTGGTCGAGCTGGACGTTCTTCGCAGCGAGTTGTCCATTGGAGGTCTCAAGGCTGGTTTTGGCAACCTTGAGAGCATCCGTTTCTGTGGACATTCCCTTCATCTTCTCGAACGCAGCTTGATAGTTCGCAATGACTCTCTCGCTGTTGAAAATCTCAACGTCTTTCCGTCCGAGCAGTTCATAGAGGTCTTTATCCGTGACTTCTATCGCCATTATGCTGACCACGTCCCGCCGTCGATGGTTGACGTATCGAGAAGGAATGTACCAGTCAGGTCGGGAATCGTGAGAACCTTTGACACCGTTGTCGGCGTACCAGTGATGCGGAAGTTGATGGTCGCTGCATTTGCT